ATTAGAATTTATTCCTACTCCAGATACTACATATAGCGCAGAACTTACATATTATGCTAAGATTCCTGCGTTGAGTGATTCAAACACAAGCAACTGGCTTTTAGCTTATGCCCCAGACTTGTACCTATATGGTGCGCTTATGGAGGCTGCACCATATTTAAAAGACGATGAACGTCTACCAGTATGGAGCCAGATGTATATCAGCTCCTTGGGCGACATTGAGATAGCAGATCAAAGGGCATCTGTTTCTTCAACTCCACTTGTTCGTGCCCGTTCTTTGGGATAAAAAATGTCATCTTTTACAGACTACACAGAAAATCTTGCACTAACCTACTTGTTTACAACAGGTTCTGCAACTCGTCCTACGGCTTGGTATGTGGGGTTATTTACTGCTGCACCTAGTGATACTGGTGGCGGTACAGAAGTTTCTGGTAGTGCTTATGCTCGTGTAGTCACAGGAACTATCTCTGGTAGCGGTACGGCAACTACATTTACCAATGCGGCAGCTATTGAATTTGCCGCTGCCTCTGGTGGTAATTGGGGAACTATTGGTTGGGCAGGTATTTTTACTGCTTCTACTGGTGGAACTTTGCTTGCCTGGGCGCCATTAACAACATCAAAATCAATTAATGATGGAGATATTTTCCGCATTCCTGCTTCTAGTTTGTCTATTACATTGAGTTAATATGGCTGCTTACGGGAGTGGAGATTACAGCGGAGGTAGATACTCATTTGGAGGAATCATAGGTTCTTTCGCAATAGTATCTACATCTACTGTAGTTGTTGCTGGTGATAAGGTAAAAGATGCTCAGTTTGAGATAAGTTCAACTAGCACAGTATCTGTAAGTGCTGTAAATATTGCTACTGCAGGTGTTGAAATTGTTGACACATCTGTAGTAACTATTGCAGGTGGTATTAGTGCTGTTGGCAATGTTGCCATCATTGATACAAGTATTTTAGATATTCAGTACAACCGAATTCAGCATGGTCAAGTAATAATTATAGGATCTTCTAGTGTTGTTATTGGTGCTAGAAAAAAATGGGAAACAGAAGCAGATACATCTGAAACTTGGACTGCAATTGAAGATGTTTCTGAGTCTTGGACAACAGTTTGAATTAGTCTTTTAGGGGTAAATAATGGCAGATACAACCACCACAAATCTAGGCTTAACAAAGCCAGAAGTAGGCGCTTCAACAGACACATGGGGTACTAAGATAAATACTGACTTAGACCAAGTTGATGCGTTATTTGATACTGGACCATTACTTAAAGTAACTAAAGGTGGCACTGGTGTAGGAACAAGTACAGGCTCTGGTAATAATGTTTTATCCACAAGTCCTACATTAGTCACTCCAATTTTGGGAACTCCTACCAGTGGAACCTTAACTAACGCTACTGGACTTCCATTAACTACTGGTGTTACAGGAACACTACCTGTTGCCAATGGCGGTACTGGCATCACAAGTCTAGGAACTGGCATAGCTACTTTATTGGGAACGCCATCATCGGCTAATTTAGCTGCGGCCTTGACTGATGAAACTGGATCTGGTTCTGCTGTATTTGCGACATCTCCAACTTTGGTGACTCCAGTTTTAGGAACACCAACATCAGCAACTTTAACAAATGCAACTGGTTTGCCTTTGACTACTGGTGTAACTGGAACCTTACCAATTGCTAATGGTGGAACTAACTCAACTGATACTGCTACTGCTGGTGGTATTGGTTATGGAACTGGTACTGCTCATGCTTACACAAGCGCAGGAACGAATGGACAAGTATTAACAAGTACGGGCGCTTCAGCCCCAACTTGGGCAACCGCTTCAGCTGCTGGATATACACTTGGCACTCCAATTGTTACAACTTCTGGTACGGCTGCTACTTTTACTGGTATTCCTTCTGGTGTTAAACAAATTATTATGACATTTAAGTCAGTCTCTACAAGTGGTACTAATTATAAATTTATTCGACTTGGAACTAGTGCTGGTTTAAAAACCAATGCTTACGATGCTAACTCTACTAGATTGATAAATAGTAATTCAATTGTCGCAGTCACTTTTTCTACTGGATTTGTTATATATTCTCAGGACGCTGCTGATACGTTAAATGGAAGTATTACCTTAACTATGGAAAATTCTTCAACTAATTCATGGACAGCGTGTGGAATTCTTGGTGATAACAGCAACGGCACTACATATACAGTTGCGGGTTCTGTAACTTTACCTGCCGTTCTTGATAGAGTTAGTTTTTCACCAAATGCGTCAGATACATTTGACTTAGGTGAAATCAATATTGCTTATATTTAAGGAATTACCATGTACGCTATAACAATAAATGTTACGACTAATGAAATAACACAAGTACCTTTAACAGATTCTGAATTGGAAGTGATTGCTCAACAACAAGCAATTCAAGATGCTGAAAATATTGAACTTGCTAAAACGCAATATCAGCGTGATAGGGCAAAAGAATACCCATCAATCAATGATTACATTGATGGGGTAGTTAAAAGTGACCAAGCACAAATACAAACATACATTGATGCGTGTCTTGCTGTTAAAGCTAAATACCCCAAGCCTTGAGTTGAGCCATGACACAAGAAGTGACTCATGCTCAAATCTACGAAAGACTGCTTGAAGTAGAGTCTAAGGTAGATACCATTGACAAGAACACAAGTGGCCTTGTAGAAGCTATTGACGCTGCCAAGGGTGCTGTAAAGGTTCTTAACTGGATAGCATCTATTGCCCAACCTGTTTTATGGATTGGTGGGTTGATTATTGCCGCTGGTGCTATTTGGCAGACATGGCTTAAAAAGTAATGGCTAATGTAAAACAACAATTAGATATTCCTGCTATACCCTCTTTAGGTACATCAGGAATTGTCTATTCTCAAAGTGTCCAGAATCAAAACAATGGACTTTTGAGGTTGTTTTTTACGAAGTTACTTAATTCAATACAGTCTATTTCTGGCCCAAGGGGTGGTAAATACTTGAATAATCCTTACGGAGCTTTTCAAGACTCTACAGACCAAGTTGCCGCCAGTACAACTACTGCTTATCCTATAACTTTTGATACAACTGATTACTCAAATGGAGTCACTTTATCAAATAGCTCAAGACTTAATGTTACAGACTCAGGAATTTATAACATTCAGTTTTCTATTCAATTAGTAAATACAACTAATGCCTCTCAAGATGTAGACATTTGGTTTAGAAAAAATGGTACAAACATAGATAAATCTAACAGTAGATATGGTCTAGCACCAAGAAAAGGCATGGGAGATCCATTTCATGTTATATGTGCTTTAAATTTCTTTGTTGATTTAAGTGAAAATGATTATGTTGAGATTGTTTGGAGAACAAGTGATGTTGGAGCATATATTGAACATTACGTTGCTAGCTCAACACCAACTAGGCCATCAATTCCATCTGTAATTGTCACAATGAGTTTTGTGTCTAATCTACCAACGATATAGAATGCAGATATGGCATACATTCCACTACAAATTCCACCAGGCGTATACAAGAACGGGACTGATTATCAGTCTAAAGGCCGTTGGAATAGCGCAAATCTTGTGCGTTGGTACGAAGGCACTATCCGTCCAGTAGGTGGATGGAGAAAACGTGCTTCCTCTCAGCTATCAGGAATGGCTCGTGGTTTAATTAACTGGCGAGATAACACAAATAATAGACGTATCGGAATTGGTACGCATTCAAAGCTTTATGCAATGAATGAAGCTGGCACTTTAACTGACATCACTCCTGCGACATTTACTGTTGGTGATGCTGATGCTACATTAAAGATTGGCTATGGTTATAGCACTTATGGCAACTTTGCTTATGGTGTTGCTAGACCAGACGTAGGTTCATATACACCTGCAACCACTTGGAGTTTGGATACCTTTGGTGAGTATCTGGTTGCCTGTTCATCTAAAGATGGTAAATTGCTTGAGTGGCAGTTAAATACTGCTAATGATGCGGCTACTATTACTAACGCACCAACTAGCTGTACTGGTCTTATTGTTACTCAAGAACGATTCTTATTTGCATTAGGTGCAGGTGGTAATCCCCGTAAGATTCAATGGTGTGACCAAGAAAATAATACTGTTTGGACTCCTGCTGCAACCAACCAAGCTGGTGACTTTGAGTTAACAACTATTGGCTCTCTACAGTGCGCTAAACGCATCCGTGGGTCTACCATTCTGTTTACTGATGTGGATGTACACACCGCCACATACATTGGCCCACCATTCATTTATAGCTTTGAGCGTATTGGAACTGGTTGTGGTGTTATTTCAAAACAGTCAGTAGCAGTTACTGATAATGCTTGCATCTGGATGTCTGGATCAGGATTTTGGATATACGATGGTTTTGTTAAACCTTTAAATTCTGACGTTTCTGATTATGTATTTAATAACATAAATGTTACTCAGTCATCCAAGGTTTATTGCGTACATAACTCAACATTTGGTGAGATCTGGTGGTTTTACCCTAGCGCTGCTTCTAACGAAGTAGATTCTTACGTTTCTTACAACTATCGTGAGAATCATTGGGCTATTGGTACGTTAGCACGTACGTGTGGGACAGATCGTGGCATCTTCAATAACCCAATTATGGTTTCTACAGACGGATACGTCTATGAGCATGAAGTTGGCTTTGCTTATGATGGTCAGACATTGTTTGCTGAGTCAGGACCAGTAGAGTTGGGTAATGGTGATAGAACCATGAGTCTTACAGGATTAGTTCCTGATGAAAAGACTGCTGGTGACGTACAGGTGCGGTTTAGCACTAAGTTCTATCCTAATTCTACAGAATATAACTATGGCCCATATTCAATGGCAAGTCCTACTTCAGTACGCTTAAGCGGAAGACAAATAGCCGCAAAGATTGAAGGCGTTAGATTAACTGATTGGCGAGTTGGTGTTATTAGATTTGATGGGAAACCTGGCAGTTTGAGATGATTGACTATGAAAAGTACAGGATTAATGGTGATCTGCCATTATGGGCTGTATCTTTTCAAAAAGTAGAGAAAATTCTTCAACCTGCTTTAGAATACGATAACACTCATAATATGCAGGACGTAGCCGACTGTATTGACAGTTGTACGATGCAATTATGGCCTGGGGTTAACAGCGCAGTAGTTACTCAGGTTCAAAACTTTCCAAGAATGAAGGTTTTGCACATATTTTTGGCAAGTGGTGATCTAGCAGAACTAGAGACATTCACCCCCCATATTCAGAAGTTCGCTGAAGACATGGGATGCCACAAGATCACCTTAACAGGACGTAGAGGCTGGTCAAGAACTTTTGTATCCAAATTTAACATGAAGCCAACACATTATTGGCTATCAACGGAGGTGTAATTATGTCTGGTGGTTCAAGTCAACAAACAGCGCAGCTTGACCCTGCACTGCGTGATGCTTATTTGCAGAACGTACAAAGCGCACAGGGTGTAGCCGCAAATTTAGCTCCACGACAGTTTGCAGAATTTAATGCTGACCAAAATCAAGCATCTGCTATAAATCGTTTATATGCAAGTCCAATGAGTGCGCCTACTCTTTACGCTACTGATGCAGCAAACATACTTAAACAAGCATCTCAATATACTCCTCAAAATGTTTCATATAACCCGTATGGTGGCACTACTGTCGATGCTGCGTCTATGGCTTCTCAAAAAGGTTATGACGCTACCACTGGTACTTTTACTGGTGCAGGTACAGCAACTCAATATGGTGGAGCGCAAACAGCTCCTACTAATGTAGCTACAGGAACTGGATACACGGCTAATCAGTTTAAAGGTTCACAAGCATCTCCTGCTACCTTGGCGCAAGCTACTGGTTACACGGCAAAAGATTATAGTGGTCAGCTTGCTGAAAATTTAGCTACATTCGGTGGAGTAAGCGCAGGGCCTTCTGCTACTGCGTTTGGTCAAGATTATGCTGCCGAAAGATTTGCTGGCGTAGGTGCTGGTGCAGCAGAAAGAGCGCAAGCCGCTGGTTTAGCACGTGGCGACATTCGTGATGTTAACGCTCAACAAATAAATGCAGATCGTGTTGCTGCACAAAATGTTTTTGCACAACAAGCTGCCGCTGCACAAGCCGCACGTAGTGGTGCAAGAGATGTATCTGCTACTGGCGTATCTGGCGCTCAAGTTGCATCTGAAGCTTTAGGGCAGATTGCTCCACAGGCTCGTGCAAATGTACGTGACATTCAAGCCGCATCATTTTTAAATCAAAATATCCAGCAGTATATGAACCCATATACACAAGCTGTTACCGAGCAAAGTTTAAGGGACTTAGAGCGTTCACGCCAATTACAACAACAACAGACTGCGGCTCAAGCTACTCAAGCTCGTGCATTTGGTGGATCTCGTCAGGGTGTTGCAGAAGCGGAAACTAATCGTGCATTTGGAGAGAATGCGGCTCGATTGGTTGCTCAACAAAATGCCGCTGCTTATGCTGCTGCCCAACAAGCTTCTGAGGCTGATATTGCTCGTAATATGCAAGCTCAACAGCTTAACCAAGCTCAAGATGCCGCTACTACTCAACAATCTTTACAATTGGCTGGTCAGTTTGGTTTGGCTAATCAAGATGCAAACTTACGTGCGGCTTTAGCTAACCAAGGTGTTGATACACAATTTGGTTTGGCTAACGCTCAAATGCAACAACAAACAAATTTGGCTAATCAAGATGCAGCTTTACGTGCATCACTTGCCAACCAATCCACTGGATTACAAGCACAACAACTAAATCAAGCCTCTTCTTTACAAGCTCAACAAGCAAATCAAGATGCAGCGTTAAGAGCATCACTTGCAAATCAAGGTATTGATTTAAGTACTGGTCAGTTAAATACGCAAAATGCTCAACAAGCACTTATTGCTAATCAAGCTGCCGCCAACCAAATGGCTCAATTTAATGCAGGAAACTTGCAACAAGCTGGATTAGCTTCTCAAGCTGCGGGTAATCAAGCACGACAATTTAGCGCACAAGCAGGTAATCAAGCATCTCTTGCTAACCAAGCGGCTGCCAACCAGATGGCTCAATACAACACTAGCAATTACCAACAAGCTGGTTTGGGCAATCAAGCTGCCGCTAATGCTTTAACTCAGTTTAACGCTCAACAACTTCAACAAGCAGGTTTGGCTTCTCAAGCGGCTCAAAACCAAGCATTACAGTTTGGTGCTGGTGCTCAGAACACTATCGCCTCACAGAATGCCGCTGCACAGAATGCCTTGGCTCAGTTCAATGCGGCTAATCTGCAACAAGCTGGTTTGAGTAATGCTGCTGCTTTGAATCAAGCGGGTCAGTTTGGTTCGGCTGCTGCAAACGCTGCTTCACTTGCAAACGCTGCCGCACTCAATCAGGGTCAGCAATTTAATGCCGCTAATCTTCAGCAGGCGGGTCTTGCTAACGCTGCGGCTCAGAATCAGCAAAATCAGTTTAATGCTGGTAATCAGCAAGCAATGACTTTGGCAAACTTGGGTTATCAAAACCAAGCTTCTCAGTTTGGTGCTAATGCATTTAATCAAGCAGGTTTGGCTAATCAAGCGGCTTTAAATGCTCGTGCTGCCCAACAAGCAGGATTGACTCAGCAAACTGGTTTGACTAATGCTCAAAACTTCTTGCAAGCTAACTTAGCTAACCAACAAGCAGGTTTGACTGCCAATCAACAAGCACTTACTGGTGGAAGTCAATTGGCATCTGCTGCAACTAATTTGCAAAACTTGGGCTTTGGTCAGGCAAATCAACTTGCTCAACAAGGAGCTTTGCAACAAGGCTTCTCACAACAACAGTTGGATGCCATCCGCAATCTGCCATTGGAGCAACAACAGATCATCAACCAAGCATTGGGACTCAATGTTGGCGGTGGATCTGGTATGCAAACATCATCTACTTCCAAGCAAGGTTTGCTTGGTTTGCTCGGTCTGTAAGGAGTTTATATGTTTAATCTTGGTTTGCTGTCTGATGCAGCGCTTACTGGTCTTAGTGATGATGAAAAGAATAGCTTACAAAAGCAAGCTACTCAACAGTTCTTGCTTGGCTCTTTGTTAAGCAATGACCCTTCTATGGGTCTGAAGTCTGCCTTGTCTGTACCAGATCAGTATTTGAGTGGTCAAAGAGCTATTTCTGAAATGCAAGAGAAAAGACGCCAACGTGGTGAAGTTTCTAGCTTTTTAGAGCAATATGCTCCTACTCCAATGCAAGCAGGTCAACGTGCATTAGGTGCAGAAGGCCGTGGCCCAACAAACACTGCTGCTCAGAATCAACAAGCAATATTAAATGCTCCTATTGATTACAACCGAGCTTTAACAGATTCTTTGCGCTTGTCAGGAAACCCTGCACAGCCTCAGATTCGTGAAACTTTAACCGCTATGCAACCCAAATTCCAAGGTGATTTGCGTGTAGATGCAAGTGGTAATGTTTTAAGTGGTTTGCCAACTGCTAAAGATGGTGTTGTATCTCAATACAATCCTTTAACCCGTGGTTATGCTTCTGCTCCTGTACAGGGTTATAGAGAGTCTAGAATTTTAGCAACTCCTCCAGAAGTATCTACAAATACAGAGCTTGTGCCAAGGCCAGGCGGTGGATTTATGCAACAACCAATATTCGGTGCTGTTGAATCTGTTGGGGATCTTGAAAGAGCTAAAGCACAAGCCCAAGCAAGTGGTCAAGTTGAACAAGTTATTGGTGCAGATGGTAAGACATACTATGTTCCTAGATCTTCTCTTCTTACTCAGCCTCCCCGTGCTGGCGGTGCGGGAACTACTCAACCAGCTGGAGGAGTTGCAGGAGGAGTAGCTAAGATTTCTCCTGCTCAAGAAGCAGTAAATCTGGCAACATCAAATCGATACAACGAGTTTACAAAGACTGCTCTTGATGCCGCTTTAACTGTTGGTGATCGTAAAACTTCTGCTGAATATTTATATAACGCTGCAGAACAATTAGACCCAAATAAATTGACAGAGTTTTTTGCTACAGGTGGTGCTTATATTAGGGCTATACCTGGTGTTGGCGACAAGTTTGACTCATTAGTTGGCAATGTCAACTTGCTAAACAAGACACGCTCTGAAGGTGTTTTGAAGGGTTTGAGTAACATCAAAGGCAATGCCAATGCGTTTGAGGGCGGTATTGTTGATAAGGCTACTACTGGCGTAACTGATCCTAAGTTTGTTACCAAGTATGTGTCTGCTCTTGAGATTGCTGCAGCAGATAAAGATGATGCTCGTCAGAGATTTATTGATGCTTATACAGGTGATCCTAAAGCTGTTTATACGGCATGGGCTAATTCACCTGATAACCCACGTTTGTATAACCATCCAAAGGTTAACCAGTTCCTTAATGAGCAAATTGCTTCTTGGCAAAATGGTGGCTCACAAGGTACTCCTGTAATGCCATCTGGTTTTACAGTAGGCCGTAGCAAATCTACTGGTGCAATCCTGATTAAAAAGCCTGATGGCTCTACATATACAGTAGGTCAATAATGGCAACTAAAGACGAAATCTTTGCTTTTGCTGCTCAAGAGGCAGAGCGCCAAGGTGTTCCTCTTTCGTTAGTGCAGGGCGTAGTTGATACAGAGTCTAAAGGTATTTTTAATGCCATTGGACCTAAAACCAAAACTGGTGATCGTGCCTATGGACCTATGCAGTTGATGAGTGCTACTGCAAAAGATTTAGGCGTTAATCGGATGGATTGGAAAGATAACATCCGTGGTGGTGTTAAATATCTAAGCCAATTGTCAGAGCAATTTCAAGATCCTAGTTTGGTCATGGCAGCTTATAACGCTGGTCCAGGTAATGTACAAAAGTATGGTGGTATTCCTCCATTTAAAGAGACTCAAAATTATGTTCAAAAGGTTCAAAACTTTATGGCTAAATCTACAACTGATGACGATTTCGTTCCTTTCGGACAAGAAACAAAAGCTAAAGCAGCTCCTCAAGTTGTAGGCGCTGACGATTTTGTGCCATTGTCTGGTACTCAACAACAAGCACCTAAGACTCAAGTAACACCACCTACTTCTGCTGATTTCATGCAGAGCGTTAGAGCGCAAGCATTTCAGCCAAGGACTCAGTTTCAGCAAGATGTTGCCGCAAGTTTTAACCCACTAGATGTGTTCCGTGGTAAGACTACTGGTGGACAGTTAATCTTTGGCGCTGCTGACTTATTGTCTAAAGGAATCAAAGGAACTTTAAGCGCAGCTGGATTGCCTGATGAATACCTTGGCATTGATCGTAATAAGCCACAACCAACTCCTGTCCCAACTCAGTCTATCAGCGATATTCTAAAAGGCACTTACAAGGTTGCTACAGAGCGCCCAGGTCTATTAGTTGGTGGAATGGCTACAGGTTTGCTTGATCCTACTAACTTAGTATTGCCAGGTGCTATGCAGAAATCTATGGTTGCTGCTACACCAACTGCAATTGCACAGATGGCTCCTAGAACTGTTGCTTTGGCTCAAAACATTGGTGCTGGTGCTGGTACTGCCGCACTTTCATCTGCTGCCGCACAACAAGCAACAACAGGTACTATAAATCCTGCTCAAGTAATGAATGAGGCCGCTGTTGGTGGCATTTTGACTGCACCTACTGCTACTGTTAGCGCATTGACTACACCAAGAGCGCCAGCTAATTTAACTCAGGCTCAATTAGTTGCTGAACGTGCAATTGCACAAGGCGCTACATTGCCTCCTACTCAAGTTAATCCTAGTTTGTTAAACAGAATGCTTGAAGGATTTTCTGGTAAACAGCAAACTGGTCAAGTTGCTTCTATTAAAAATCAAGAAGTTGTTAATGCTCAAGCTCGTAAGACTTTGAACTTGCCAGAAGATACAGTGATAACACCCCAAGTATTGCAAGACTATCGCAATGTTAAAGGTCAGGCTTACGATGCTTTAAAAGCAAACAATACTTACTATGCTGACAAACAGTTTTTTACTGACATTAACAAGCGTACAGCAGAACTTCAAAAGTTAGCCAATACAACAGATGTAACCGCTGAACTTAGAGTTCTTAATGGCTTAAAGCAAATGAACTTTGATGGAGTTGGTCTTGTTGAGCAAATGAAGCGCCTGCGATACGATGGTGAAGGTAATTTAGCGTCTATGGCTCCTAAAGATAGAAGTCTTGGTCAGGCTCAAAAGTTTGCTGCTAGACAATTAGAAGATCTTGCAGAGCGTAATCTGAAGAACTTTAATCAACCAGATGTGATGTCAAACTTTAAACAAGCCCGTCAGGATATTGCCAAGAGTTACACAATTGAGAAATCATTGAATGCAGTTACTGGTGATGTGTCTGGCGCTAAGTTAGGCCAACGTGCTGCACAAGGAAAGATTGTTCCTAGTGAACTACAAGCTTTGGCTGATGCCGCTGCCGCCTATCCAACTGCTTTCCAGAATACTGCTCGTATTGGTAGTGTTCCTGGCATTAGTCCATTGGATGTAGGCGCTGCGGGTCTTGCCGCTGCTTCAGCAGGTAATCCTAGTTTGTTGGGTACTGTTATCGGAAGACCAGCGGTTAGAGCAGGTATAACTAGCCCTACATTCCAACGCAATATGTTGCCTAGCTCACAGCCACAAATGCCTAGTCTTGTAAACAGGATCACCTCTAATCCTATGACAAACTATGGATTAGGCCAGTTGCCTGAGTATGGTACTGAGCGTTTCTTGCTCCCAAGATAACATGAAAGATTGGCTGTTTGCAATCATTGCAGCAGTCAGTATTACTGTCTTTGTGGCCTTTTGTAGCTACATAATAGTTTGGGCGTATCCGTGAAATGGCTACTAATGTCATCAATATTGTTTACATTGGTGGCATCTAGTAAAGATAAAACTGAATATAGATGTGTCAGGTGGGCTTGGACAGGTGATGTTTACAACCGCAAAGTTGTGTGTCTTGAATGGCAAAAGGTAGATAAGAGATGATTGATCCTCTAACAGCCCTAGCAGGGATACAAAACGCTATCAGCATGGTTAAGAAGGCAAGCAAGGTTGCCTCTGACCTAGGCTCTCTTGCACCCATGATTGGGAAGATGTTTGACGCTAAATCAACAGCTACTAAAGCATTGATTGAAGCTAAGAAAAACAAAGGCTCAAACATGGGGACTGCTCTCCAGATTGAGATGGTTTTAGATCAAGCCAAAGCGTTTGAAGAAGAGCTAAAGATGCTCTTTATGACAACAGGCAAGATTGATGTCTGGAACAAAATCAAAGCCCGTCAAGAGCAGATGGATGTGGATGATGCCAGAGAGTTGCGTTCTTTAGAGAGAGCAGAGAAGAAGGCTAAAGAAAAAGAGCAAGAGATGAATGAGTTAGCCATCATTATTGGTGGTGTGGCTTTTGTATTGTTCTTGGTTGCAATTGGAATCTATGAACTCATGGACTTTTGCGAAACTACCAGAAGGTGTGGTCGGTGAATGAGTACCAAAAGACCTTTGACCTGTGTTTAAAGATATTCGTTTACGGATGTGTTGCGTTATGGTTTCTTGGTTTCTTGAAGTTCTTGCCTGACGATTTGTCGGACAAAATTGTTAATCTCCTACTTGGAAGGGTTGGTTTAGGTAAATGAGATATTTATTGCTTATTTTGCTTTTAACTGGCTGTGAGGAAAAGTACAGATATTTTTGTCAGAACCCAGATAACTTTCATGCTGAAGCTTGCCAAAAACCTAGATGCCAATTCACTCAGACTTGCCCCGAATACTTAGTAGCACCAATCTTGGAGAAAAAAGTTGACGAAGTCAAACCTAACAACTGAAGAGATCGAAGTAAGGATATGGGGGTTTGTAGTGATTGCGGTCACACTTATCCTCATGTTTATTGTTGGTGCTTTGCTCTATTCTGTCACGTTCGTGACTCAGCCTATCAAAAGTATGGCCCCGATTGACCAAGCCTATACCAAGATGCTGAACGACATTGTTCTGTTGATCGTTGGTGGTATCGGTGGAGTTATTGGTAAACGGGCTATGTCTAGTGCTTCTAGAGCGTTTAATCCTCCAACGCAACCAATGTGTCAACCGATGGGTTATCAAGGCTCTATGGGCGGTTTTAACTCGTCCTATGCCCCTCCGCAATCTGCGTATGGTTTGCCTAGTCAGCCCTTTGGTGCTATGCCTGTTTGGAAGAACCCTGAGTTAGATGAATCATGGACACCTGGGCCACCTCCTGATACTCCTCCAGACCACTTGGAAGACAACGAAGAGCGTGAACACATGGCAATGGCTAGAAAAGAGGTTGAATAATGTTACCTATACCTTTACCTTGGTTAATCGTTGGTGTTTTGGTATCTCTTTTTGGTACATACCGAGTTGGTCATCACTATGGGTGGCTAGAACGTGATGGCGATATGAAAATTGCCATTGCTAAAAAGAATGAAGAAGCTCGTCAGATCGAGCAAAACATGAATGAGAAACTTAATCAACAATCTGCAAAATTACAGGAAGCCAATGATGCTATCAACAAAAAAACTACTGCTCTTGCTGTTGCCAATCGTGCTGGCAAGTTGCGCCTCTGCCCCACCAGTTACGTACAAGCCCCCACAAGTTCCCCCGTTGCCAACACAGATCCAAAAGCAACCAGCCAACCTGACAGACCGACTAATGAACCTTCTGATGCCGAAAGAGCAACCATTGACGAAATCGCAGAAATAGTAGCTCAAGGTGATAGAAATACTGTTGCACTAAATGCTTGTGTGGATTCGTATAACCAGATGAGAGATTTACTAAATGTCGGTAAATAAAGAAAAACTCCAACAACTTCATATTGGTGAGCAATGGGTAGATGCCCTAAATGCTACTTTTGAGCGTTTTGACATCTCTACTCCTACTCGCCAAGCTGCATTTATTGGTCAATGTGGGCATGAGTGCGGGAACTTCAGAGTATTGGAAGAGAACCTAAACTATCGTGCTGAAACACTACAGAAGTTATGGCCTAAACGCTTTGATGCTGCCAAGGCACAAGCTTGCGCTCGTAATCCTAAGTTGATTGCCAATACTGTTTACTCAAGTCGTATGGGCAACAGGGATGAAGCTTCTGGGGATGGATGGCGTTTTCGAGGAAGAGGATGTATACAGCTTACTGGCTCTGCAAACTACCACCATGCAGGTAAAGCACTAGGTGTTGACTTCATTATGGAGCCTGATCTTGTAGCTACACCTCAGTATGCTGCACTCACGGCAGGTTGGTTTTGGGACACACATAAACTCAACCAATTTGCTGATGTCAGAGACTATAAAACCATGACCAAGAAGATAAATGGCGGGTTTATTGGCCTTGAAGACCGCATCAAGCACATAGAACACGCTTTACAAGTTCTAACATCTTAAACTAAACTGTAACAATTCTGCTATAAGGTGTTGAAATGCCTAACATTCCTACGCCAGAACACGCCGAGTTGTTTGCACAAAGTGTCAAAAAGTGGCAACAAGTGCTTAGTCTTGGTGATTGGAGAATAGAAAAAGGCAGTAAGGCGGCTAAGTCAGCAATGGCTAGTGTTGAGTTCACTCCCGCTGCAAGACTTGCTGTTTATCGTTTGGGTGATTTTGGTGCTGAGAAAGTCACCCCAGAATCTCTGGATCAGACTGCTTTGCATGAGTTACTTCATGTGTTTCTACATGACTTGATGACTGTGGCACAAGACCCTAAGTCATCTCAAGATGAGATTGAAATGCAAGAACATCGGGTTATCAATCTACTAGAAAAGTTACTTTCAAGGGATTCCAATGGGCAGTGCTAACGAAACGTGTACAGATGCTGAATTTATCCAACTATGGGGTCAACTTCAGTCTGCTCAAAAAGTAGCTGACCATCTTGGCATTGCAAACAGAGCAGTTCATTTGCGTAGAAGATGGATTGAAAAGCACTACAACATGGCACTTCATGCAAGTGACCATCGTGGCGTTAAATACGATAAAAACAAACCTAAATCCTTTTCTCCTTTAAAGCAGATAAATCTGGGTATCCTAGATGGGACTGTAATTGTTTTCTCAGATGCTCACTTCATACCTGGTCAACGAACAACAGCGTTTAAAGGGCTTCTATGGGCTATAGAGAAGTTTAAACCCAAGGCAGTGATATGTAACGGGGATGCCTTTGATGGAGCGTCTATATCACGGCATGATGTGACTGAACTTCCTCAAACTTCTGTTATTCAGGAGCTAAAAGCTACGCAAGGTGCGTTGGGTGAGATTGAAGAAATAGCTAAAGCTGCCCGACACAATGTAAAGCTCCTCTTTACATGGGGAAACCATGACGTTAGATTTGGTAATCGTTTAGCGCAACAAGCACCACAATTCAAAGAGGTACAGGGTTTTAAGCTGACAGACCATATCCCAGATTGGGACTTCTGTTGGGCAGTATGGCCTACTGAGCAATGTGTTGTTAAGCACCGATACAAAGGTGGGGTCCATGCTACTCACAACAATACAGTTAACGCTGGTGTGTCAATAGTTACTGGACATCTTCACTCTCTAAAGGTCACTCCATTCTCTGATTACAATGGATGTAGATACGGGGTAGATACGGGTACTTTAGCTGAGACTGATGGCCCACAATTTACTTATGCTGAGATAAACCCAAATAACCACAGATCAGGCTTTGCGGTGTTAAACTTCTTCAATGGTCAGCTTTTATGGCCTGAACTCGTCCATAAATTTAATGAAGATCAGATTGAGTTTAGGGGTGAAGTGATTGATGTAGGTGCATTTTGAGTGCTTGGCTAATCATCTTGACGGGGGCTATTTACGCCTATATTGCTGGTGAGCAGCTATGGAAAGATAACCCACACATGGCTATTGTGTACGCAGGGTACGCCTTTAGCAATGTGGGGCTGTATCTATTGTCAAAGTAGCTTATAAGTTACAAAGGCTCATGAGTGCTTAAAGCAAAGGGCGGGATTTCTTCTTCTTCTGTTTCTTCTTCAAGTTCTTCATCAAGGTCGTCAATTGCTTCATATTCAACTGCCCAGCCGTGGTCTTCTTGAAATGCAATAAAGTCTTTGATGATTTCAATTTTGTCAAAATCCCAAGTCTCAACTGTAATTTTCTCATTTTGAATGTAGCCAATTTCCATTTCAAATTTCATGATTTTCTCCTGACGCAACCGATTGTTGCAATGAAATACTAGGCTAAATTTATGTCATTCAAGTGTCTTCTGGAACACTCCGTTAGGCAATAGTATGCCCTTCCGATTCTTAATCTGATCGTATGCTATTTCCATGCAGTCTACCAGATGTATGTCTTGCAAAGCGCAATAATTGATAAGGCAGACCATGACATCACCAACAGAATCCACAATAGCTTCTTTGTCATTTTTAATCGTGGCATCTGCTAGTTCTCCCATTTCTGACATTGCTTTGAGAAGCTGAACATCTGGTGTGCTGTTAGGGATAATCTTACGGGCTTCAGACCATTGAATGATCTTCATTTCAATTGCTGCATAACTCATCTAACTCTCCTTAATTCCATAACTTTCTCGGGTGGTGGTGGAAGCATCTTTTCACTTGGTGGACACCAACCATGTTTTCTCCATAGTGCCTGGACATCAGATCCAGACTCCCATTTAAAATCTTTTGTAGCTACAGATGGGTAACTAATCTTTGAATGCGGTGGTTTTTCAAGCATTACTTGGCTTTCATAATTCGTTGATTTCTGCCAAACCTGCCACGTTTGACACCTGATACTTCAATTAAATCCTTGTCCAACAAAGCACGATACCTTGCTGTGATTGAAGAATATGGGTATTGGGGATACATGGCTAGTATCTCATCTGAGATACATCCCTCTGGGAAGCCTTTAATGGCCTCGTAGACCATTTTTTCTAGCTTGGTGCTGTCTACCAACTGAGCAGCTTGATGGCTCGTTGCAGGGTCTTGATTCCTGACCAATTTAAATGGCTCAGTACCAAAGAATCTCTCCATTGATTCTTTCATGTTGTTAAAAATATCTTTCATCATTGACTCCTATTGGGTGAGGGGAAAACTGCTCGTCTGCAAGCTAGGAAAATCCTTTGCACAGCTCTCCCCTCGGGTTTAATATTAACTTAAAACGGCATATCCATGTCATCAAAACTTGCCTTCTTGGGAGCTTGTTTTGGTTGACTGTCTTCTTTAGGTGAGAGGGCTAGTCCCATGAACTTACCGCCCTTACCTTCTTTGATCCATGCAGATAGCCAGAAGTCCTGACCATTTACAGTAATGTTTCCTTTGTAATCAGGGTGTTTCTCTGATTCTTTCTTATCGTTCTTGAACAAAACACCTGAGTTATCACGCTTTTCCATATTAACCTTTCGCATTCTTTAATGCACTTCTTACTTTACTAGGAAGCAAAGTCCATAGAGCGACTTTTTGTTCGCTATCTAGGTTCTCTGCTTCCAACTTTACCCAAGCTGTCTTAGGTTCTTCCTTCTCACAGATAGCAATTAACTCCATTGCTAACTCTCTGAGATAATTCTGTTCATCTTCTGAAATGCTATCCATTGCACCTTGTGTTGGTGTAATGATTGGGGCTTGCTTCTCTTCTTTTACTGGTGGAGAAGAGTCAAGCGCATCATGCTCAACAATCTCCATTGCCGACACCCAGAGGTAGCGCCTGGTGTATGTCTCTACAGCG